AATATTAAAATAAATTATTTGTTCTAGATGATTATATTAAACTCTAGATTAATAAAAATTATTATGATTTATAAAAATTAATAATTAATAAAAATTAATATAATTAATAAAATTAATATTAAAATAAATTATTTGTTCTAGATGATTATATTAAACTCTAGATTAATAAAAATTATTATGATTTATAAAAATTTAAAATTAAGAAAATAAATAATTTGTTCTAGATGATTATATTAAACTCTAGATTAATAAAAATTAATAATTAATAAAAATTAATATTAAAATAAATTATTTGTTCTAGATGATTATATTAAACTCTAGATTAATAAAAATTATTATGATTTATAAAAATTTAAAATTAAGAAAATAAATAATTAGATAACTATAAATGAAAGGTGCATTAGTTGAATTAAAAGCAAAAGGATCTGAAGATATTAATCTAATAGGTAATCCATCTATATCTTTTTTTAAAAGCGTTCATAAAAAACATACAAATTTTTGTAGATTTGAAAAAAAAAATATATTTTATGGACAACCTAATTTTGGTAGTAAATATACATGTAAAGTTGAAAGATATGGAGATTTATTAACTAAAATGTGGCTACAAATTATATTACCACCAACTGGTGATAATTTTATAAGTTGGATTAAATGTGTTGGAAATTATATGATTAAAGAAGTTATATTAAAATTTGGAGGAGAAGAAATATGTAAAATGTCTGGAGAATATATTGATATTTTTCATAAATATTACTTAAATACAGGTCATTATAACACATACTCATCTGGAGTTCGTAATTTACAAGGACACAATAATACTACATTAACAGAAGAACAAATTTTATTAATTCCATTACCATTTTGGTTTTCTAAACATATTAGTCAAGCATTACCATTAATAACATTAAATTATACTAATATAGAAGTTGATGTTGTATTTAGACCAATTAATGATTTATTATACACAAATAAAAATAAAACAGTATTACCAACTTTAATTAATTTAAATAATTTGAAAATACAAGAATGTTTTTTATTTTGTGAATATATTTATCTAGATAGTCAAGAAAGATTAATGTTTTTACACAAAAAAGAAATTAATTATTTAATCGAACAAATTCAAGAAACTACATATAAAGTATTTGATAATGAAAAACAAAATCAATTACCTATTAAATTTAACCTACCTACCAAAGAATTAATATGGATATACAGAAGTGATAATAATATTAATATTAACAAATGGAATCTATTTAATTATACTGGTAATAATAATAAAGTTATCGAACCTTTTAAATATATTTCATTAACATTTAATGGTAATGAACGTATTGAAAAAACTATTGCACAATACTTTAGAATTAATATACCCATCAGTAGCCATAATTCTAGCAATGCTGATTTAATATATTCTTATAATTTTGCACTTAATTGTGATAATATACAACCTTCTGGCTCTGTTAATTTTAGTAAAATTAATGACACTAAATTACATATTGAATATTCAAATAATATTAATAATGGTATATCTAGTGGTGAAGTTATTTTATTTGGTGTTAATTATAATTTTTTAAAAATTAAAAAAGGAATGGCTGGAATTGTATATAATTAATCATAAAATTCATTTTTATCCATTAATTCATTTTTATCAACTTTATTTTTATCAACTTTATTCTTATCAACTTTATTCTTATCAACTTTATTCTTATCAACTTTATTCTTATCAACTTTATTCTTATCAACTTTATTCTTATCAACTTTATTCTTATCAACTTTATTCTTATCAACTTTATTATTATTCATATCTAATTCTAATTCTAATTCTTCCATATCAGATAAATCATCAACATTTAGTAATCCTTCCACACTTGGTAATCCTTCCACACTTGGTAATCCTTCCACACTTGGTAATCCTTCCCCACTTGGTAATTCTTCCACACTTGGTAATTTCTCCACAGTTGGTAATTCTTCCACACTTGGTAATTCTTCCTCACTTGGTAATTCTTCCACACTTGGTAATTCTTCCACACTTGGTAATTCTTCCACACTTGGTAATTCTTCCACACTTGGTAATTCTTCCCCACTTGGTAATTCTTCCACACTTGGTAATTTCTCCTCACTTGGTAATTCTTCCACACTTGGTAATTCTTCCACACTTGGTAATTCTTCCACACTTGGTAATTTTTTTACAGTTGGTAATTCTTTTACAGTTGGTAATTCTTTTACAGTTGGTAATTCTTCCTCAGTTGGTAATTCTTCCTCAGTTGGTAATTCTTCCTCAGTTGGTAATTCTACTTCAGTTGGTAATTCTTCCTCAGTTGGTAATTCTACTTCAGTTGGTAATTCTTCCTCAGTTGGTAATTCTTCCTCAGTTGGTAATTCTTCATTATCTAGTAATTTAGAAGAAACAGGTAAATCTGAAGTAATTTCCAATTCAAGCATATTATGTAAATCTTTTAAATTATCAGAGACTTTTTTTTTAGATAATTCTAAGTTTTTTTTTTCATTATAATCACTGAAATTTTCATTATCTGTTTCTTCTACAAGTTTTTTTTCGTCTTCAGTGAGTGTTTCTTTTACAGATTCAGGAATTTTATAAGATTCATCAAAACAATCATTATTTTTATTATTTTTATTTTTATTATATTTATACCAATATGCTAATATAGCAACTAATAATAAAATAGCAATTCCACTTAATATTAAGTTATTATTTTCTATTTTTATAATAGTATCTTTAATATTTTCTAACATTGAATCAAACATTTTTATTTAATTTCGTTAATATTAAACATAAAATAAAACGAATTAAAAATTAATATATTTAATTTAATTATTAAATTATTATTAAATTATTATTAAATTATTATTAAATTATTAAGTTATTAAATTATTGCTTTATTAATTTAAATACATAATTTTATATAAATAGAAAATATTTAAAAACTAACTAAGAATATATTTAAAAAAATATAATATAAAAAAAATACATAAAATAGAAAAAATAGCAAAATAACAAAAATTAACAAAAATTGTTTTATTAATTGCATATTAATTATTAACAGACTTTCAAGGAAGACTATAATGTTTAATTGTATTTATACAGTTTCATAACATCAAACTCCAAGCTTATGACCCACGGGTTATGAGAGTTTAAGAGTCTAAACTAATTCAAGCTATATTTGGACAACCGGTCCAGATTATCTCAGCTAAAGAGATAGCTCCAAGCTTATGACCTACGGGTTATGAGAGTTTAAGAGCCTAAAATAATTCAAGCTATATTTGGACAACCGGTCCAGATTATCTCAGCTAAAGAGATAGCTCCAAGCTTATGACCTACGGGTTATGAGAGTTTAAGAGCCTAAAATAATTCACTCCAAGCTTATACTTCTTTGGAAGTTTAAGAGTTTAAGAGTATAAACTAAGTTCACTGAAGCTGACCTACAAAGTGTAGGCGGAGATTTATCAGTATAAATTTCAACGTTAAGCTTGTATATCAATTGATTGCAAGAGATTCTCAGTTTTAAGAGATTCAGTCAAGGTATCATCCCCTATATGGTGGTATAGATGACTAAAAAATCATATAATAGTTTGGAAACTGTTATATAGTTCAATGCTTTAGGAGAAATCCTTAAAACCGCATTACCCATATGGGAAAATAAGTATGTATCGCCTTTAATTAGGTCCTATGTATGAAAGAACAACTTTTTTTTTATAACTAATTTATAATTAAATATTTATTTATAATTAAATATTTATAATTAAAAATTAAAATTGTTATTAAATTTTAGATATAAATAATAAATATTGATTTAATTTAATTTAATGTTTAATTTATATGATTTTATATTTGGAATTAGTGATACTGCTAGGTATAAATTATTAAATAATGTAAAAAAAACAAAATTAGGTAAAGATAAATATCATATGTTTTATCTAGAAGAGTTAATAACATTAGATTCTATAAAATATTATTTTACAATTATAAATAAAAATAATATTATTACTAAAATATTTATATTAGAAAATGATAAACCTAAATGTTTATATTATGAATATAAACAAAATTATATATATAAATCAAATGATGGATTATTAAAAATTAATTTCTTTATAATTAATAAAATGGAAAATATAAAACTATATACAGATATTAGTTATGATTTAGAAATTGAAAATAATAATGTTAAAATAATTACATCTAAATCTAATATTAATTTAATATAAAATTGTTAATTTAATTTAATATAAAACTATTAATAACTTTTTTATATTAATAACTTTTTTATATTAATAACTTTTTTTAAATTAATAACTTTTTTTATATTAATAACTTTTTTTATATTAATAACTTTTTTTAAATTAATAACTTTTTTTATATTAATAACTTTTTTTATATTAATAACTTTTTTTATATTAATAACTTTTTTTATATTAATAACTTTTTTTAAATTAATAACTTTTTTAAATTAATAACTTTTTTAAATTAATAACTTTTTTTAACATTAATAGTTGGTCCTTTTCTTTTATTTTTTGTAATTTCACAAATATCACCTTCATCATTATTATTACCATTATTAAAATTTTTATTATGATATTGCCAAAATGAAGGTGCCCCTATTTTAAAAGGTGGATGATTATCAGCTTTATACCAAAATACCATATCTTCTATTTTATTAGATTTAGAAGTATTATTTATAACTAAGCATTCAAAATTTTCAGTGCATTGATCCATTACTTGGCTAAATATTTCAAATGAAGGAAATATACCAGCATATTGTTCAAATAATCTTTTTCGATTACTAATATTTGGTTCTCTTAATATAAATACATAATCTACTTGTGTTCTTAATGCTGGTGGAATACCTAAACAATATTGTAATGTAATCATATATAAAATACAATAATGTCTACCATTCATAAATAATTTTCTCACTATAATATCTTTTAACCATGATGTATCATACATTAAATCATCTAATATTAAAAAAGCCCATGGATCTATATTAGATTTACCATATTTTACCATATCTTCTTTCCATTTTGGTGTAACAATAGCTTGTCTATTAAATAAATTTCTTACTGTTTCTGGTTTAAACTCATCATGAATAAAAACACTAGGCATCATATCACCATAAAAACAATTAGCACTTTCAGAAGCAGATATTACATTACCTACTGGAATATCACGTTTATAATATAATAAATCTTTAACTAAAAATGATTTACCAGTATTTCTTTTACCTATTAATACTACTACCGAACCTTTTGCTATAGTAGATGGGTCAAATTTCTTTAAATTTATTGCTGCAGACATAATTTAAATTATATTTATTAACTCTTTTGTATATAAGTATATATAAAATATTTTAATTTTTAACTTATATTATTAACTTAATGTATATTATTAACTTAACTTAGATTCTTAAATTAACGTATATTATTAACTTAATGTATATTATTAACTTAACGTATATTATTAACTTAACGTATATTATTAATTTAACTTATATTATTAACTTAATGTATATTATTAACTTAACTTAGATTATTAACTTAATGTATATTATTAACTTAATGTATATTATTAACTTAATGTATATTATTAACTTAACTTAGATTATTAACTTAATGTATATTATTAACTTAATGTATATTATTAACTTAACTTAGATTATTAACTTAATGTATATTATTAACTTAACTTAGATTATTAACTTAATGTATATTATTAACTTAGATTCTTAAATTAACTTAGATTTTTAAATTAACGTATATTATTAAATAGAATTAATAAACTATAATTTAAGGTTTAGAGCCAACACCTGGAGTTAATAAATTTCTATTTAAAGGTGTATAATTATTAGCTACACATTGAGCCCCATTACCTTCTTTACATGTAGGTGGAGTTTTATATAACCAATTTGCAAAACCACCTTGATTATTTGGATAAGTTGTAGAAGGCATTGTAAAAAATTGTCTTTTACCATTATTTTTATCAAAAATATCATTTACATCTCTATATGTACCAAAATCAAATAATACTTCAATTTCAGACTGTTTAACTGGATTATTTACAGTATTAGTTGCAGGATTTCTAGAACGTGAATCAAATGGCATTGGATTCATAAAAGGATTTTCAGTATTTGGTTGAACATAATTTATATCATCTAGATAATTTTCAAATTTATAGAATAAATCCTTATTCTTTTCTTTTATATTTTTAAATGTATTACCATCACTAGTTAAATTATTATTATCACTAGTTAAATTATTATTATCACTAGTTAAATTATTATTATCACTAGTTAAATTATTACTATTATTAGTTAAATTATTACTATTATTATTTAAATTTTTAATTAAATTATGTAATTCTTTTTCTCTAAATAGGAATAAAATATATGTAAATAACATTGTAATAACTGGTATATATAAAAATAAATGATTATAATATATTAATGATAAAACTAAACCAATAATAATTGTCATACGTATAAGAGAATTTACTTTTTCTGGATATGTCATATCTACATTTGGTATTATATTTTGATAATTTTGAGTTAATATTTTAAAATCATGAAACCAATATTTTTCCGTTATCATTTTTATATTATATTTTATATATTTTTTATCTTTTTATATTTTTATATTAAATTTTTATATTAAATTATTAATTAATCTTTTTATATTTTTATATTAAATTTTTATTAAATTTATATTAAATTATTAATTAATAATCTAAGAATATAATTAATAATCTAAGAATATAATTAATAATCTAAGAATATAATTAATATAATTAATATATGAATTTTAAATAAAATGCCATCATTTGAAATAGTAAATATTAATGATACAATTACCCCATTTTTTAATTTTATAATTTTAGAAAATAAATTATTATTTTTAGTTATTATTGCTTTTATATTAATAATAATTGGATTTATATTTAAAAAAGAATATAAAAATAATTGTGATTCTACAGAAACCAAATATATAATTCACGAAGATGAAATATGTGCTGATTGTGTATATTATACATATCCTGTTAATAAAGTAAAATATATTTTATGGACTGGTGGTTATGATTCTACATTTTTATTATGTTGGTATTTTATAGTTAAAAATGAACCAGTGCAACCTATTTATATAATGTGTGGTAATGTAGATAGTAATTTTAATACAATAGGTAGAAATAATCAAAAATATGAAATTAGAACTATGAAAAAAATTAGACAAATATTAATTGAAAAATATAAATATAAAAAATCTAGATTATTACCAACTTATTATGTATACTCAATTAAAAAAAATAATATTATTACATCTAAATTTATTAAATTACATAGAAAATATGGTTTTTTTTCTAGAGATATATCACAATATGAAAGAATTGCTAGACTTTCTGACACATGGACACAACCTTTATATATTGGTTTAGAAAAATGTAGAACAGGTTTAGATAAAGCCACATATACTGAAAGGATAAATGAAGGAACAGATGAATGTAT